GGGTCACCAGCGGCGGCAGGCCTGCGGCCAGGGTGGCGGCCAGACGCAGCGGCAGGGCACGCCAGTCCAGCACATGGTAATACTGGGCAAAATCGCAGATCAGGGCGTCCTCGTCCGATGCGATCAGTTCGGCGAGGATGCAGAGTTTTTTCCGGCCGTGAAGCTGTTCATCAGCTCGCCCAGAGCGTCCGCCACCTTGGCTACCGGCACGCGGCCATCCGGGGTGCGCAGGTGGTCGTACAGCTTCTTCCGGCCCTCCTTGCCCAGCAGGCGCAGGGTCAGGCGGCTCATGTCAAAGACGTTGCCGTCCTGCATGCCGCCCAGGGCGTCCAGCAGCTCGGCGTCGTCCAGTGCGTCCTCGCTCAGTTCGATCTCAAAGCCGTCGTTGGTTTTTGCAGTGATCATGTCAGACCCTCCTTACACGCCCTTGGCGGTGATGTACTCGTAGTGGGTGTTGCCGGTCGTGTCCGGCACGGCGGTCAGGGTGGTGTTGTAACCCACCGCGCCGTTGGAATAGGTGATGTCGCCCACCGAGGTGACGGCGGCGTCCGGGATGACGATGCGCTTGTTCACATCGTCCTTCATGATCATCTCCACCACCCAGCAGCAGTCCTTCTGTTCTTTGGAGTTGGCCTTGACCGTGATGCCGGTGGTCAGGTCGCCGGTGACGTTGTCGTCACCGTACACGGCCTTCAGCACGTCAGGGTTCAGGGATTCCAGCAGGGTGAAAGCGAAGGTGTCCGGCTTCTCGGTCTGCTGGGTCAGCACGGTGTCGCCGCCCCAGGCGGTGGTGTTCTCGCTGGAGGGCGAGTTTGCGTTGGTCAGGCCGTCGCTGGAGATATAGCCCAGGCTCTTGAATGCCTTGTCCAGCGCGGTCTTGGCGTCGGTAGGCAAAGTGGTGCCCAGCGGGGCACGCCAGACGGCACCGCCCACCTTGGGCTTTGCAGCGGTCACGTTCTTTGCATCTGCCATAAAAAAGGCTCCTTTCAATCAGTAATGCACCACGCCGAAAACGGCCTGATAGCGGGGTCGTTTTCGGGTGGTGTCGGGGAAATTGTAGTCGGAATAAAGGTCGCAGCGCACAAGCTGCGGCAGGTTGTCGGCGTCCTGCATGGCGGCCTTGACAAGCTCGTTGAGCTTGGCCGCATCCAGGGTGCCGTCGTGGCTGGTGGCGGCGGGCCCGTAGGACTGCACCGCAATGGTGGCGCTGTAGATGCCGTCCTCGCAGCCGGAACCGGTCTTTTCCACCACCACGAAGCGGGCGGGGGCCGGGGTTGGCACGCTCAGCCGGACCGGCACGTCCAGCCGCTCGGCCAGAAAGCTGCGGATGGTTTCTTCGATCATTTCTTCCTCTGGTAGCTCCTTACGGTGATGACCCTGCCGTCCTTCAAGTGGCGTTTGTGCTCGTGCACGGTCGCGCCCTTCCGGCTGGCTGATGTGGCTTTGAGCAGGGTGTTGTTGGCCGAGTTATCGTCAACGGCCTGCCGGGTGGCGGTCTCCACCACGGCCACGGCGCGGGTCTGGGCCACATAGGCCTCGTACCCGTCGCCGCAGCGGTCCTTCACGGTGTCGGCCCGCGCTTTCAGCACGGCCTGCATTTCCGGGGAGCGCATGAGGGCACGCACCCCGGCACGGTCCAGTTCAAAGCGCACTTTACTCATCCCTTACCACCTGCACTTTCTTGTTCCAGCACAGCGGGATCATGCGCTCGATGCCCTGCACGACGCCCCCGCAGGTGCGGAAGCGCTGGCCGAAAAACTCCACCTGCACGTCGTTCCAGTCGTGGGCGTCGCCCTTGGGGATGGCCAGCGTGTAGGCCAGCCGCCGGCCGGTCAGCTGCAGTTCGGTGGTGATCTCCTCGGCGGAGGGTTCGCCCACCAGCACGTTGTGCACGGTGACCGGCGTTTCGGTGTAGACCGGGGCGTCGGCCTCGTCGGTGCCGGACTGGGTCTTTTCGTACAGGGTGACGTCGATGCCTTTCAACATAAGTCCTCCAGCGGGCTGCGGGCCCCCACGCGGCTGCCAACGCCCAGCAGCTTCTTTTCCAGCTTGGAAAGATACAGCTCGCCGGAAGAGCCGCCGCTCATGGTCCAGCTCTGGGAGTAGCCCAGCGCGGTGGCGGTGCCCTGGGTGGCCCCCATGGGGAAGCTGACGCCGCCCTCGCTGTCGCTTTCGCCCAGCTGGCGGCGCACCATCCGGCAGGAAACGAGCCGCTTTGCGTCCGCTCCGGCGTCTGGGTTGTAGGCGTCAATGATGATGGCCGCCTCGCTCAGCAGTGCGGCGCACCGGGTCCGTTCGTCCTTTGACAGGGCACGGAACCCGGCTTCCACATCAAACACTTCGGCGTAGGTCATGAGGGCACCCCGTTACACTTCGGTGCGCTTGATGTACAGGGTCTGGGGCTTGGAGACCTTCAGACCATACACCTTGCGGCCCTGCACGGCGGATGCGCCGATGTACTTGCCGGAGCCGGACAGGTCCTGCAGATGGATGGCCACCTGCCACTCCATCACACGGTGGCACCAGTTGGGATGACCGGCAATGAACTCGGTGGTGGTCTTTTTGCTGGTCACGCGGGTGGTGCTCTCGTAGTCCATGTTGTTGGATTCAAACACGTTGAAGCCCGCAATGCGGCCCACGACGCCCTGCTGCACCAGCTCCTGCGACAGGTCGCCCTGCTTGATGTAGTGTTCATCCAGCATCAGAACCTCCAGATACTCCGGGGATGCGATGAGGAAACGGCCCTCGGCGGGCACGCCCTTGCGGCCCAGCACGCGCTTTGCCTCCAGCGCCAGCTTATAGGCGTTGCTCTCGGTGGCGGCGGTCTTGGTGGCGCTGATGGTGGCACCGGTCGCGCCTTCCAGCGCGGCAATGGACTTCTTGTCGATGGACAGGGCCAGAGAGTAACCGGCGCTGTCCAGACGGTCGGCCACAATGTCATCCGGCACGCTGTCGGCGTCGTAGCCGTCGATCAGCTCGTTCACGGCCTCGTCGTGGTCGATGTTCAGGTCCAGATAGGTGGTGGTGCCCGCCTCGGCAGCGATGCCGTTGGCCTTGTCGTACTCCTTGACGGCCACCTCGGTGTCACGGACCGGGATCTTGACCTTGCCGGAGGTGGGGTCGCCCTCGTAGCGGCTGTTGAAGATGAGGTTATCACGGGTCACCAGCTGGTTGCGCAGCTTTGCGTCCACCAGAGTGGCCCAACGTTCCTGATTTGCATGTGCCATAAAAATTACTCACTTTCTCCGTGCTGCTGCACGGCTGTCAGATTTTCAAACCGGGGTTGCGGTCCATGAATGCGGCGGTGACACCGTCCTTCTCGCTGGGCAGGTGCCGCGGTTCACCGCCGCCGGGCAGGACAGGATAACCGGGCGCGGGTGCGGGTGTCGGGGCATCCTCACCAAAGGCCCACGGGTTTGCCTTGGCAGCTTCGTCCAGTGCCTTGGCGATGTCGGCAGAGCGGTCGGCGGATCCTTTCAGGCTGTCCACGTCCAGCAGGGCACGCACGGCCTTGATGCTGCGGCCCTTCTTGCCGAGGATGGCGGTGTCGAGGGCGTTGTCAAAGGCAAAGCCATCGGCCTGTGCCTTCAGGTCGGCCTGCAGCTTGGCCAGCTCGGCCTCGTATTCCTCCGGCTTCTTCTTGCCGTCAAAGGCGGCAAGGCCGTCCTGTGCGGTCTTGAGCTGTGCCTGTGCGGCGGTCAGCTGGGTCTGCAGGGCGGTAGTGGCGGACTTCTCCCGGTTGATGTCCGCGCCGTTCTCCTGCATGAGCCAGTTCAGCTGTTCGTCGGTGATGCCGGGGATCTTGTTCTTCACATCTTCGCGTTTCATGGTGGAAACTCCTTTCAGGTTGTGTGACCACAGTTTTTTACACTGTTCGCTGTCAGTATTTGGTCTTGGGCGGGGTACGCACCGCCCGCTGCGTGGCACCGTCTGGAGGCATCGAACCTCCCGCTTCCGGTTTTGGAGACCGGCGCTCTTCCTGAATGAGCTAAGACGGCATGAAAAAAGCACCATGCTTTTGCACGGTGCTTTGAATGGGGGACAACGTTACTTTTTAGGGCGTTCTTTGTGCTCGGTCTCGCGGATCATCTTCCGCACCATCAGAGAGATCTTTCGGTACGCCCATGAAGTCAAATTTTCTTACTGCATACGCCGACCTTTTCTGTGCGTTGATGCGCTCCCGGTTGGCTGCATAATCAATCCGCCGCCAGTTGTTGATATCACTGCCCGCGTCACGGTACTGCCGGAGGTATGCTTCCGGGTCGTAGCCGGAAACGTCAAACTCTCGGCTGAACCGCACCGCAAACTCACAGTCACAATTGGCGTGGATGTGCTGGGCGTGGCCTTTCTTCAGCAGGTTTTTGCTTGCCCGCTGCCAGCCGTTGGAGGCCAGCATCCGGCAGAACGGGCAGGCGTCGCCGTGGGGCGCCCACGCCCACTCCGCGCCGTCCCGGATGGCGTTGTGTGCGGTGGTGTCCGCTCCGGCCTGCTTTACCATGCGGGAAACGCCGCTCTGCAGGTTTGCCGGGCTGTCCTGCGTGGCCTTGACCATGCCGGTCACCTCGCCATAGGTTGCGGTGGGAGCCGGTTCTGCGGCGGGCAGGGTGATCCCCTGCGCCTCGGCCAGGGCGTCGTACATCTGGCAGGCCAGCTCTGCGCTGCCCTCGCCGTACTTGGTCACAAGGGCGTAGGCGTAGCGGATGAGGGCGGCGGTGTCGGCTTCCGGGTGCCCGTCCATGTACTCCCGCATGAGCTGCCCGGCCTTCTGGTTCAGCTGGGAAAGCCGGGAAATGTAATCATCCCATGCCGCTTGTGTCAGTTTCATCTTCCATCTCCATCAACACCTGTGCGCCCCGCGCCCGCTGTTCCTGCGCCTTGATGCGCCGGATGTCCGCCTGGTCGAAGCCGATCATCTCCAGGAAGGTGTCCGTGCTGGCGAACTCCTGCCGGGCGGATGCGATCTTGATGGCGGCGTCTGCCGTCACGGCCACACTGGGCATGGCGGGGTTCTTGAAGTGGGCCATGATGCCGGTCTCTTCCTCGGTCAGATCGGTCAGGCGGCAGTCCCGCGCCACGGCCTGCGCCATACAGGCAATGGTGCGCAGGGCGTCGCCGTTTCCTGTGTTCAGCTGCTGGGCCAGTAGCACCAGCGTCTGGCTCTGGGCAAGAATGGCGTCGCTGCTGGTGGGGTTGGCGTCGTTCACCACGCCCACGTCGGTGACGGTCAGGCCGGTGGCCGCCGCAAACTGGGTGGCGGTCATCCGCATCTTCTCCACATGGGGTGTCAGGCTGCCCTGTGCCAGCTGGCCCAGGGTCGGGTTTTCACCGGTCTCCGGGTTCGCCGTGGCGGCGATGATGGCCCCCATGTAGGTCTTGAACTTGTTGGAAATGATGGCGTCATACTGCTCATCGGTCACGCCGAGGATGTACTTCTGGGGCGTGGTGGCAAACTCCAGTGCGATGGTGGCGTTTACGGCTGTACGAATGTAGTCGTTGATCAAGGCGCGGATGGGATTTTTGAGGCGGGAGCGGCCGAAGGGCTTGGAGTTGGTGGCATTCCAGATCAGGGGCTCCATCAGCGGGCGGCCCATCATCTGGGAATTATACTCTGCTGTCCAGTTGTCCTGCTGTCTGCGCAGAACAACGACGTGCGTGTCCGTGTAGAGGTACACCAACGCGGGGGTCCATTCATTGCTTACGCTTTCGTCCGGTGCCGTGTCCACGATGGCAAGGCCGCAGTCGATGCGGCCCTTCTCGCCGTTCCAGAGGGCAGCAGCCGTGGCAGGCGAGTGGAACCGGATGCGGCATCCAACCTCCGGGTCCGCGAACAGGGCGGCGAAGGTGCAACCGTATTTCAACTCATCTCGACAAGCCTTGGCGTACTCGGCTACAAGGCGGTTGTCGGCCACCAGCTTTGCAAGGCTGTCCAGACTGCCGCCGGTGCTTACAAAGCCGTCGAACATGCTCCGCGCGGCCAGCACGTCCACGGCCTTCTGCCCCCAGCTGCAGCCGACTTCCAGATTTTCCATGCCTTTTTTCGGCAGGGCGATGCCAAGGTTCACGTCCTTCAGGGTGATGTGACCCTCGTAGTATTTATCCTTGAGCGTGTTGCTGCTCTGGTGGTAGTTAAAAACGTCGGCCAGATCCTGCAGCTGCTGTTGCTCGGCCGGATGTAAGCCTTTCACGGTGCCAAAATTCAGGGTAACTAACATAGGGCTCCTTTCAGCCGATGCGCATCTTGCGGGTGGGGTCGCGGCGGCAGGTCTTTGCGCCCCACAGGGCCAGCGCGCAGGCTTCCACCGGCAGGCTGTTCTCGCCGCCAAAGCCAAAGCCGCCCGCAAGGGGGCGCTTGGTGGCGGTAACAGCGCTCTCGTTCAGGGCGGTCTGGGGTGCGTACCAGGTCAGGTGCTGCTCATTCACCGCGTTGGTGAACAGGCTCACAGCGGCGATCACGTCCCGTGCTCCGGGCCGGATGACCGCGTTCTTTGCCTTCCAGACCTCCCGGATGCGCTCCACCAGCACGTCCACGCCGTTGCGCCCGTCGATGACCACGCAGCTGGCCTTGCTGTACCGGTCGCACAGCCAGTCGGCCAGCCATGCAAGGCCCTGCCCGGTGGGCCGCAGGTCGATAAGAGAGACGCGGGCGGGGCCCTCTTTCGGGATGACCGCGCCGCACAGGCACACGGCGCTGCCGTCGGCGGCAAACTTGACGCCGTAGGCGGTTTTGCCCTCCGGCTTTTCCTCCTCGCTGGCACAGGCTGCCCACGCTTTGCGGTCGAGGGCATAGTCCAGATGTTCGGCTGCCACCGGGCTCCACCAGCCCAGGCGCTCCCGCGCAAAGGTGTCGGCGTCCAGCTGCTCGCTCTCGCCCTCAACGGTGCCGTACTGGATGCGCCGCCCAAGGGCCGGGTTTGCCGCAGCCCAGCGGGCGGGGTCTTTCACGTCGCCGATCTCCGGCACGCTGAACTCGAACCACGCGGCCTTTTTTATTGTCCCGTCTAGCGCCCGCTTGCGCAGGGCGCGGAACACGGTGCCCACGGCATCCGGGCCGGGCGGGGTGCCCACATAGATGGTCTGGGGGTTCAGGCTGGCCGAAATGGCCGGGATGAAGCTGCCCTGTGCGGTCTCGTCCAACTCCTGTGCCTCGTCGAAGATGAGCAGGTCGCCGTGCTGGCCGCGTCCGCCGTTGCGGGTACGGGCCAGAAACTTGATCTTTGCGCCACTCTTCAGGATGATCTGCTCGCGGCCCAGCGCGGTGCGGATCTCGGAAACATACCGGCGCATTTTCGGCCCCTCGAAGAAGGCCCGCATTTCCTCAAAGGTCTCGGTGGCGGTCTTTTGCAGGTGGGCCGTGTAGATGACCGTTTCGTTGAACATGAGCATGCCGGAAGCCGCCCGCCCCTGCACCAGCAGGCTCTTGCCGTTCTGGCGGGGCACGCTGCCGCCCGCCGT